GAGCGTGCCGGATACTCCGGCCCTTACGAGCGCCCCGAGTGCAACCCGAAGCTGGAGACGATCGACTGGGACGGCACGCAATTCCTGGTGCGCCCCTACAGCTTCGATGAGCTGCAGGCGCAGCACGCCAAGGTCCGCGAACGGCGCATCGAGCTGCTGAAGTCCAGCGACTGGACGCAGATTGCTGACTACGACCTCGGCGCTGATCGTGAAGCCTGGGCGACCTATCGCCAGGCCCTGCGCGATCTGGCCGATGCGCCCAACCCGTTTGACATCACCTGGCCGCAGCCGCCTGTACCCGACACGCCGCAGGTGTGAAGTGCAGCACAGCCACGGTAACCGCTACAGTTGTCATAACTCCAGCGGTTCTACTCTCTTCGTAAACCCATGGCCAGCCTGATCTACCTATCGTGCCTGGACGACAGCGCCAAAGGCAACATAGATTTCGACACGGATACGTTTAAGGTTTTGCTTGTTACCGCGTCCTACGTACCGGACAAGCTTACCCACACCAAACGTTCCGCTGTAACCAATGAGGTTACTGGCACGGGCTACACTGCTGGCGGTGTTACCTGCACCTGTACGGTTGCAAAGTCCACGGTAAACAACGAAGTAACGCTTACATTCGCTGCTGTGGACTGGCCGACATCAGCACTAACGGCCCACGGTGCCGTCTACTATAAGTCCAGGGGTGGAGCGTCATCAGCAGACGAGCTTATCGCCTACGATGATTTCGGCGCCAACATCTCAAGCACCGCTCAGACCTTCTATCTGAACTCTTCGGTCCTTACTCTGCGCAATCTGACATGAGCACCATCGTAACCCGTTCCGGCAAAGGCTCACCCCTTACCCACGCCGAACTCGACAGTAACTTTAACAACCTGAACACCGATAAAGCCGGCTACGTCACAGGCGAAGGTGGTGCGGTAAGTCAAGCAACCAGTAAGGCAACAGGCGTAACGCTTAATAAGCGATGCGGTCAGATTACGCTTAACGGCGCCTCTCTCGCAGCAGCCACTACCGTAAGCTTCACGCTTACAAACAGCACAATCGTAGCCACTGACATCGTTGTACTGAACCACGTATCGGTAGGTAACCTGGGCGACTACGCGCTTAACGCCAGGGCCGCCGCAGGATCCGCAACTATCGCGGTACGTAACCTCACTGCCGGTTCACTTTCTGATGCACTCGTCGTTGGCTTTGCGGTAATCAAAGCAACCGCCGCGTAAGCAATGAATTACGTTGTACTCGGATATTACGTATCTGGGTATGCCGAGGGCGACTCGGTTATCACGTCCTCGCTCCAGGAGGTTTCCCCTGGAGCGGTAATTGAGTTGTTCCAGCTCGTACTGAATACCGCACAACACGGCATAAACCAGACATTCTACTTTCACGCTGGCACCAATCAGCTGGAGAGCAACGTAGTTTGGCAAGGAAATACGTACCAGGCATTTCCCATCGAGGCCGAAGGCTTTGAATGGGACGGTCAAGGCTCCTTACCCCGCCCTAAAATCCGCGCCGCCAACGTCCTAGGAACCTTATCAAACCTCATACTCTCCTTACCCGAAGGCTTAGAAGGTGCCAAGGTCGTGCGCATCCGCACCCTGGCACGCTTTCTCGATGCCGTCAACTTTCCGTCCAGCATTAACCCAACCGCCGACCCCAACGCCTCGTGGGAACCGGAAATTTACTACATAGACAGAAAAGCGTCGGAAACTCGCACAGCAGTCGAGTACGAATTAGCCAGCGCATTCGATCTTGTAGGCGTTAGAGCCCCTAAGCGTCAATGTGTTGCCCGCTGCCAATGGGTCTACAGATCGGCCGAATGTGGCTACACAGGAATCACCTATTTCAACGACAAGGATCAGCCCGTAGGCTCTTCTGCACAAGACTCGTGCAGCAAGCAGCTCTCCGGGTGTGAGCTACGATTTGGGCAGTACGCCCAACTGCCATTCGGCGGCTTTCCGGGCATTGGAACCTTCTTCGTATGAGCTGGAAAGACGCCGCACTAAGCCATGCACAAGCGCTCGATCCGCACGAGTCATGCGGCCTTGTTGTAATTGTAAAGGGCAAGGAAACTTATTGGCCCTGCAAAAACATCGCAACTTACCCAGAGCAGATGTTCAGCATCTGCCCAAACGATTATGCGGAAGCGGAACAGGCCGGCGAAGTTGTGGCCATAGTACACAGTCATCCGGCATTTCCGACTACTGCTAGCAACGCAGACATGGTTGCAGCGGAAAAAACAGCTTTGCCCTGGCACATCGTCAACCCCAAAACGCTGGCCTGGAGCACGTACACGCCCTGCGGCTACACCGCACCGCTCATCGGCAGGGAATGGGTCTGGGGCGTGCAAGACTGCTGGACTCTTGTCAGGGACTGGTACGCAGAGCAGGGTATCGCTTTGCCCGACTGGGAGCGCCCCGTCAACCCTCTTGACTTTGCCGACGCACCCATCTTCGATGCGTGCTGGCCCGCTGCCGGCTTCAAGGAACTAAGCGACGACGAAGACTTACAACCTGGCGACGCACTGCTTATGTCGATCCAGTCAAACACAGGACTGAATCACTGCGGCGTCTACATCGGTGACGGCATGGTACTCCACCACCTACGCGGAAGACTCAGCAGCCGCGATATCTACGGAGGCTGGCTCCTGAAATGTACCGGAAGGAGGTTGCGATATGTTGCGTAAGATTCGGCTATACGGTAGCCTTGCGAAATTCGTAGGCACCCGAGTCCTAGAGGCAGACGTAAGCACAGCGGCAGAAGCCGTGCGCTTTCTTGTTACTAATTTTGATGGGCTTGAACAGCACATGGCTGACAAGCACTACAAAGTAATCACGCACACCGCAATAACACTAGACGAACTACACGATATAACTAATGTAGACACCATTAAGATTGTGCCAGCCGTCGAAGGCTCCGGTCCCGTGGGCCGTATCTTAGCTGGCATCGGACTTGTCGTTCTTTCCTTTTTCGTCCCATTTGCGGCTCCTTTGCTTCTTGGCATAGGCGCAAGCTTGGTGCTCGGTGGCGTAGCACAGCTACTTACTCCTGTGCCCCGAATAGGACAGGGTGAAGACTCAGTAACCGATACGAAAAGAAGCTACAACTTCTCAGGCATCCAACAAACAAGCCGAGCTGGTACGCCAGTGCCGCTTGTTTATGGCAAGACCCTAGTAGGCAGCGTTGTTATATCCGCAGGCATTTCTGACGAAGTGCAGGTAGGCGCCTCCGCTCCACCGCCCACAATTACAATATCTGGCACAGCTCCGAACCAAATACTTACCGCGCCAAACGTATGCGAAATAAGGTCAATCCAATGGTTCCGCAACGGTGTGCCTATCCCCGGTGCAACGCAAAGTCAATACACACTTACGCCACAGGACTACGACCAAACAATTACCGCCAACATTGTGTGTTTTGACGGCAGTACAGTAATCACCGAGAATTACGACGTACCCTTTGAACCAACGGCGTACACATACTGGCGAGCGTCGGGTGATTTTGGCGTATCGCCCTGGTTCAACACCGATTCATCTGAAGCGCAGTTTATGAGTTCCGCTGAAGGAGGATACTGCGGCTGGAGTCCTGGAGGAGACCCACCGCGAAGCTGGTTCCCCGGAGCTACATTTACTGTAAGCGGACCCTGTTCTGTTGGCGGATACTTGGGCGGGGTATTCGCTGCACCGCTAAATCCAGGTCCAGGAAGCGTCAATTACCCTATTAGGCAGTGGTTTGGCAGCGTAAGCCCTGGAAACCCCTATGTCGTAGTGCCTGTTACATTTGAATTTGGCATGGACGGCGTTACTGTAACGAACACCTGGGCCGGTAATATAGATTGAGCAGCATGGCATTTAACCCTTTAATACAACTCGCCACGCAAGCACAGGCCAACGAGCGCCTCTCCCTATGCCATACATGCGAAAACTTTATAAGATTGACTGGACAGTGCTCTCTGTGCCATTGCTTTATGAACGCTAAGGTTTGGGCTAAGGGTGCGCAGTGCCCAATCAACAAGTGGTAAGTCCATGACATCCTCGCAACCCCCCGCACAGTCACTGCACGCACTCGTCTCCGGCGCGGGCGGCAAAGGTAGCGCACCAGCCCCGCGCAAGCCCAGGACCGACGCGGACAGCCTCAACTCCACACAATACGCTAATGTCCTCGACCTAATTTCCGAAGGCGAGATTGAAGGCTTAGTAGACGGCTACAAGTCTATTTTCTTCAACAATACAGCACTTCAAAACTCAGACGGTTCATACAACTTCCAAGACGTAGAGATCCACCTCCGCAGCGGCACGCAAACCCAGACCTGGATTCCCCTAGCCAGCGGCGGCGTAGAAGACGAAAAACCAGTCGGCGTCGAGGTACAGCAGGCATTCCCCATCGTAAAGACGATTACAGACGCTCAAGTAGATGCAGTAAGAGTTACTATAGCTATCCCGTCGCTGCAGCGAATTGACCAGGATACCGGCGACACCTTAGGCACCTCTGTTTCGCTAAAAATATCAGTCCAGTATGCCGGTGGCGGCTATACCGATGTAATTACAGACACTATCTCGGGAAGAACATCAGACGAATACCGAAAGCTGTACGTAGTGCCGCTGGCCGCACGCTCTGCAGGAATAAACGCAGACATAAAAGTTACGCGCCTTACAGCAGACAGCAGCGATCAACTTCTGAATAACAAGACGATATGGAGTAGCTACACCGAAATCATCTACGCAAAACTGCGCTACCCCAACAGCGCTCTCGTCGGCATCCGCGTAAACGCACAGCAATTCAACTCCATCCCACAGCGCAGTTACCTAATCAAAGGCATCAAGGTTCAGATACCCGCCGGTGTAACCGTCGATCAAACGACGGGTCGCATCATCTACCCGCCCAACTTCATCTGGAACGGAACCCTCGGAGCTGCGGTCTGGACATCCTGCCCCGCATGGATCCTCTGGGATCTGCTCACAGAGTCGCGTTACGGTTTCGGCGACCACATCAAAGCCACACATCTCGATAAGTGGGCTTTCTACGCCGCGTCTAAATACGCCAACGAGTTGGTTGCGGATGGCTTTGGCGGTGAGGAAGCCCGCTTCTCCTGCAACGCAAATATCCAGACATCAGAGGACGCCTACAGACTCGTAAACGACCTCTTATCCGTAATGAGATGCCAGGGCTTCTGGAGCGCTGGAGCGCTTACCGTCGTCCAAGATCGCCCCGCAGATCCCGCATACCTATTCACCCTCGCCAACGTATCCAAGGACGGATTTGTCTACAGCAATTCCAGCCTAAAAACGCGGCCTAATGTGGCCGTTGTAAGCTACTTGGATCTTGATACGCGCGACACAGCTTACGAGGTAGCTGAGGATGTCGAGCTTGTAAATAAGTATGGTGTCGTAAAAACAGAAATAAGCTCGTTTGCTTGCACAAGCAGGGGCCAAGCTAACCGCCTGGGACGCTGGCTAATCTACACTGAGCGCTACGAAAAAGACGTTGTTACGTTCCAGTCCGGGTTGGAGGCTGGGCAAAAAATCCGTCCCGGTCAGATCATCAAAATTTCCGACCCCCTCTACGCTGGTTCGCGTCGTGCCGGGCGCATTGCCGCAGCGACCAGCACGCAAATTACAATCGACAACGCAGCAGAAACCGATCTAAGCGGTGCGGCATCAAGCTCCCTTGTTTCTGTAATTCTGCCGGATGGAACGCTAGAAACCAGGCAGGTCTCCACAATCGCAGGCGGTGTAATCACCGTTACACAGCCCTTCAGCATCACACCTAACGCAAATTCGATCTGGGCACTGGAGACCTCGATCGTAGAGACAACCCTATGGCGCGTCTTAGGAATAAAGGAAGAAGACGGCTCCCAATACGCAATAACCGCAATAGCTTATAACCCTGCCAAGTACGCTTACGTGGAGGATGCGGTGCCGCTTCAGCCACGGCAAGGCACTCAACTGAATCCTCTTCCGCCGGCCCCCCAGAATGTGCGTGGTACGGAGATCGACTTCGACCGCAACGGCGTCACCGTCAAGAAGCTCACGTTCTTCTGGACGGCACCCCCTGGCATCGGACAGTTCAGGGTTAAGTACCGGCCCGAGTCGGACTATTTTGTGACCGTAGACGTTCAGGGTTTCGTGTTTGACGTAGAAAACCCCAAGCCCGGTAAGCATTACATACAAGTATCCAGCATTTCGTCTAGCTCAAACCTTAGTCAAGCTGTTCTGGGCGAATACACAATAGGCCCCTACGTAGTTACCGACTACGTTGACGCGGACTACGGAACCGCGTAAGCTCTGCCTATCGGCTGTCACTTCATGACTGTAAAGAGCAAGACCGGCACCGCTCGCGTCGAGCACGTAGCAGGCAAGCCCAAGCGCACGAAGCAGGGCCAGGGGAAGCACAGCAAGCCCAGCCACGGCCGAAAGCTGCGCCGCGGCCAAGGTAAGCCGTAGCGCTGTGCCGCAGCACTGCCCCAGTGCGGAGCTGCAGCTTATGCAAGCCTTGTCGCTAAGCTGAGCTTATGGCGATCTCCCCTGGCACGTACGACATCACCCTGCAGCGCAGGGCGGACTATAGCGTCACGCTCCAGTTCAAGGACAGCACCAACACGCCCATCGACCTAACGGGCTGGACCGCCGCGGCTCAAGC